CGACGCATGTTCCTTCTTCAGTTCGGCCAGTTGGGCAGTGACGTTCTTCAGAGCCTCGGAAAGCCTGTCCAGTCGCTTGTCGGACTCGGCGCGCACGGTCTCCATCTCGACCTTGGTGGCTTGGTCGATCCGATAGCGCTCGATCTCGGTATCGCGCTTGGCCGCGGCCTCAGTTCCGCGATTCATCGCCTCCATCTGGACCTTCTGGAGTGCATCGCGAACCCTGCGCACTTCTTCATCGCGCTGTTTCGTGATCGCGTCAATCTGGGACGCCATCTCGGAGCGTAGTTGTTCCACAGCATCAGACTCGCGGCGCAGGGCATCGTCGCCCGCTCCGTCGATCGGCGCCGCACGAAGGCGCTCGGTCTCAAGGCGCATCTGCTCGATTTCCACATCCAGCTTCTCCACCTTCTTTTGTTGCTCTGCAATAGCGCCGGCCGCCAAGGCTGCATTGGGATCGGTCTCCTGCCTCTGAGCCATGATTTGCTGCGTTGCCATGGCCGCCATCATGGAAACCTGGTGCTCGATCTCCGGCGGCATCGGCTGCCGCTTCGGGTCTGACGGGTCGGGAATCATCACGCCCATGGCCTGGCTCATCTGCACCAGATACATCTGGGCGTAGTGCTCGGCAACGTGCGCCGACATGCGCGGGACGAACATCGGCTCGATCGGCAAGCCCTTGACCATCTCCATCTGCCCCATGTGCACGACGAGGTGAGACTGGTGGTCCTGCTCGATGTACGCCTTGATCGGGTTGCCGGTCGTGACCAGCACGCCCTCGGTCACCGGATCCGCCGGCGGTATTGCTGTCGGGTCCATGAGGATTTCGTCGATGTTCTGCACCTTGAGCGCTTCGAGCACCCGCCGGTGTATGGCGCGCTTGTTGTACAGGTCCGGCGCACGCTCGGACAACTCGAGCTGGGCCTGGGCAATCGCCATGCGCTGCCCTTGGCTGTAGATGTTCGGGTCCGAGACCGGGATGACGTCGACACGCTCGTCGTAATCCGCCCGCTGGATGCGGCGCTTCTTGCCTTTGAAGGCGTAATCCTTGCCGTTTGCCGGCAGGTATTCGGCGTTCAACTCGGCCCGCTGCTTGAACTCCTCGCCGGCCGCCATATGCAGGCGCTTGTGGATGGCCGAGTAGACCTTCGATCCCTGGTCGATGCGCGCCAGCGTGGTGCCCACAGGCACGTTCGTCACGCCTTCGCCCACCATCTCGTCCGTGGTAGAGGCAAAGCGCCGGCCCGCGTCGACCAGCAAGCCAAGCAAGTTGAAAAGCGCTTGCGGCGGCTCCCGGAATGGCGGGGTGTAGAAGGCGTTTTTCAACTCCTCGGCCGTCAGATCAATGTCCTGCCACACCCCGGGCTTGATCGTGACCTCGGCCGCCTTCCCGCGCGCCTCCTTGGCCTTGAAGCCTCCTTGCATGGCCGCAAATGCGGCTGCGTCGAGCAGCACGCGCAGAGTGCCAGTCGCCCCCTCGGCCAGCCCGCCGATGGCATGGAGGAAGCCAAAGCCGTAGAACCCGAACCCGGGCAGCAAACGATAGTGCGTGAACCAGCACCGCGGCCTGTAGAGTTTGTCGTTCTCCCGGTAGTTGCGCCTGATCGACAGGATCTTCCGGCTGTCCTTCTCCACACTGACGACGTAGGGCAGTTTCCGCCCAGTCGCTGTCTTCCCCTTCTTGTGCTCATGTCCTTTCAAATCAAGGAACTTGTGGCACTCGTAGATGGTGTGATCGTCATCCCCGGGCAGGTTCGATGGCGTCTTGCTGTCGGCCTGTGCCTCAATGCTCTTGGCTGCGTCGTCGGCGGAGGCCAACGGCTCGGACAGTTCGATATCGCGATAAAAGCCGGACAGTTGCCGGATGCGCAGGTCATTCTGCTGCATGCGCATGCGGTGTGTCGCCCGCGGCGTTGTGCGCAGGCCACGCGCTGTATACGGCACGATGAAATCCTCCGCCGTCACATACTTCGATCGCACCACGCCACTTTGCACGTCGATGAAGCTCTTCTTGAAGATAGAGCCATGAAACGCCAGGATAAACAGCATCTGGTCGGTGTCCTCGAAGTAGCCTTCGTCCTCATGGAGCACCTGATAGTTCATGTGGGTCTCGACGCGCTCGCGCTGGGCATCGACCATCTCGTCGGATTCGCCCACGACACCGCACTTCACCGGCCCATTGGTCGGGAATATCTCCTCGATCGCACGCGACTGGAATTGGGTCGCGGCTTCCATGATGAGCGGGTGCACAACGGTTGCGGCGCCGGGGAATGGCCCCTCTTCATCGCCGCCTTTGTCTTTGATTACGCCGCACTTTTTGAGGCCTTCGACATACCACTGCTCCCATTCCTTGCGACTCTCGATGTCCGCGTCGATTTCGTCGAGAATTGTGTCGGCTATTGCGCCCAAGTCCGACTCCGTCATCTTGACGGCCAAGTTGTCCTCGTCGCTGAGGCCAGCGGGCTCGGCATTGCCGGGGTCGAAGTCGATGTCCACGCCGCCGTCGCCGGTCTGGATGATGGCTACGCCGTCCACCATCTCCGGGCCCGCGTCGGGCAGTTCCACGTCGATCGCGCGCTCGCGCTCAGCCATATAACCGCCGTTTCTTGGGATTGGGCACTTCGTCTTGCTCCTCATCTTTCAGTTGGAGATGCCAGGTGCGGCGCAAGTAGATCAGCGCCGCGGTCACGGTGTCCACCGTGTCGTCGTACTCGCCATTCGGGAATTGCGCGCACTGCCTTATGACCTTGTTCGCCCACGATCGGCGCATGTGCCAAACACAACCCTGCTCGAATACCGCGGCGGCCGCGTGCGCCCGGCCCACCTTGCCGCGGTCCGGCTGGTACGGCTTGACCGGGATCTCGGCGCGACGCAACTCCTGAAGGAGCGAGTGCCCTGACGCCTTCTTCTCGATCAAAACCCGGTCCGGCTGGTACAGTTCAAATGCATCTTTTGCCTCACGCTTGAGCTTTGGGAAGTCTACCTTGTCTTGCCAGTGCTCCAAGAGGATGGCATTCCACCGGTGCTTGGGCGGATTCTTCAGCAATTCGGGCGGGATCTTCTTCGGGTTCTGATCGTTCCAGTTGAAGATGCCCCAGGTCGTCCGCGCCGAGTAGTCGTTTTCCTCGCCCTCCTCGAAGGCTGTGTCGTAGACCTGGAGGATGTAATCCACGGTCGGCGGCTCCTTGAGCGGCCACTCGCGCCAGTACGCCGCCTTCATGATCGCGCCCTCTTCGGTCGAAGGCTTCTGCTGATACAGGGCGCCCCAGTTGCGCGTCCCTTGGATGTTCTTCTCGATCTTGAGCGCGTCGGCCGATATCCAACCTGGCCACAATGCTTCGCCGCTCTGCCGCCCAAGTAGGTCCTGTGCCTCCTCCTCCTTGGTATCGATCAGCGCCGGCATGCAGACGACCATCCATTCCTCGCCCCCGTCGCGCGACTTGATGAGCCCACTCTGCCCGTGCCAGTTCTCCGGCAGGATGCGCCCGGCGACGTCGTCCTCGTGCCAGCGCGTCAGGATCAGGATAATCCAGCCGTCCTTCTTCAACCGGGTGCGCAGTTCTCCCCGGTAGGTCTCCCAGGCATTCTCGCGGACCGTCTCGGAATCTGCTTCCTTCCGGCCCTTGATCGGGTCATCCATGATGAGCCCGTTGGCTCGCCGGCCGGTGACGCCGCCGTCCATCCCGCAGGCGTAATACTCTCCGCCCTGACTCGTGCCCCAGTCGCCGCGGGCCTTTGAATCATCGGCCAGCCACACGTTGTTGAAGATGGCCTGATATTCAGCCGAATCAACGATATTGCGCACCCGGCGCCCGAACCGCTTGGCCAGTTCGCCGGTGTGCGAGACCTGGATGATGTTGTCCTTCGGGTGCTTGCCCAGGTACCACGATGGGAAGCGCACCGAGCAGTAGGTCGATTTCGCGTGGCCGGGCGGCATCAGCACCATCAGCCGCTTGATTTTGCCCGTCTCGACCTGGTGCAAGTAGTGGAGCAGGAGTTGCGAGTGATCGGCCGGCGGTTCGTCCGGGAACAGCGTCCGGCAGAAGCTCACCGGCAGGCGTCGCGCCAGTCGGCGCTCGTGCTCGCGGACCAGTTTTACGTACCGTCCATCGGCGGGCAATTGTTCCACGGCGCCCACGCTGCTTACTTACTCGTAACTAGCTGTTTCCCCGTGGCTTTCGCCGCGTCGGACGCATCCATGATGGCCCGACATGCCTTGATTTCGGCATCCAACTCTGCGTCCGACAGGTCTGCGAACTCGCCCGGCTTCCCGGTCTCACGGCGCTCGATCAGCATGCCCTTCCAGCGGGCCAAGACCTCGAGCGCGGCCTTCTTGTCGTGCCACTTCACCTTCTTGGTGTAGCCGATGAGCGCTTTGCCTGTGGCGGTCACGCCGAATTCCTCGAACACTTCGACTTGGTGCAAGGCCGCCGCCACTTCCTTTGGAAGATCGCATGGCTGGATCATGTCGCCATTCTCGTCGAACAGGTCAGCCGGGTTGAAGAACGCCAGCTTGGCCAACTCCTGGCCGATGCGCTCCACGGTGATATCGAACTTCCGCTCCAGTATCGCGCTCGCCCGGGCGGTCAATTCCTTGATTCTTAGCGCCACCTTAGCGTTCTTGAGCAGACGGCAGGCTGCCACATTTATCGCGGCCGGACTCATGCCCTCGGCGTTGTATGCCAGCCGGTACGCATCGCTCGCGTTCTCGCTCTTCACCCATTCGAGGCAGAAGTGTTCTTGCTTTTTGGTCCGTTTCACGTGCATTTGAGTGTCATCCGATCCTGTACGGCGTGTCCCAGGCCCCTAATCGACAACTCGCGCGACCTGGGACCCACGTTAGGTCAATCATCGCGCCCCTCGTGGAATGCGCAGTGGCCCGAATGGCCACACCCTCATCGAATCAACCTTCACCTTCTCCGCAGCTTTCATTTCCGCATTGGTCCGGGCTTGAGCCAGGCTTTCGTTGAAGGCCGTCTCTCCTTCAACTCTCTTTCGATCGAGAGGTTCGACCACGTGATGCAGCGGAGCCAAGGATCTGGTGGGACGGCGGCCCAGAGTAGTGCCTTCGGGCTTCAGACGAGCCAGTCCGAAAGTCGGCCCCTTCATCTTTTCAGCCTTCAGCCTCTGCGCGAGCGCGGCCGCGGCGAGCCTACGCCCATCGATGCAGGCCCCCGGCTCGTACCACAGG